TCGCCAAGAAGCAGCAGTGGGACAGCCTCAACCAGGAGGTTGCCGAGTACATCTATCCCATGCGCGCGGACTTCACGCAGTCCTTCACGCTGGGCGATGACTTCTCCATGGATCTGATGGATTCGTACCAGGTCCAGGCTCGGGAAACTCTCGGCAACACCATTGGGGCGCTCCTGCGTCAGGGCGAGTGGTTCAAGGTCCAGACTGGCCTCAAGGAGGTTGACGAAGACCCGGCCAATGCGCGCTGGCTTGAGTATGCGACGAACCATTTCCGCAGGCTGGTCTATGATCGTAGGGCGAATTTCGTGCGCTCCACCAATGAAGCGGATCACGATTGGGTGGCGTTCGGCAATCCTGTTCTGTCGGTAGAGGAGAGCCCGGATCGCACGCATTTCCTGTTTCGAACCTGGCACCCGAAGGAATGCGCATGGATGCTGAACCAGGTCGGCAAGATCGACCACGTTCAGCGTCACATGCCGATGACGGCGCGCAACATGAAACTGCGCTGGCCCAAGAACCTCCATGCTGAGGTGGAGCTGGCGGCCGAGAAAGACCCGTCGAAGGAATTCAAGGTCCGGCACATCGTCCTGCCGTTCGAGGAAATCTACGGCGACGACAAGGCCAAGCGGCGCCAGTACAAGGACAACCCGTTCTGTTCGCTCTACATCGACTGCGAGCATGAGGAAGTGCTGGGTGAGGGGCCGCTTCCGGTCTTCAACTACATCATCCCGCGCTGGCGTACGGTGTCGAGCTTCCCGCAGGGGTTCAGCCCCGCCGCTATCAATTCGCTGCCTGATGTTCGCATGCTCCAGTCGCTCGCTCGCATCCTTCTGGAGCAGGGCGAGAAGGCTGTTGATCCGCCGATGTTCGGCAAGGGCGAGATCTTCCGCGACGCGGTAAACCGCTATGCGGGCGGCCTCACTTATGTGGATATGGAAGCGGACCAGAAGCTCCAGGATTCCATCTTCATCGAGCAGCCATCGGCTGGCCTGAGCTTCGGCATGGAGATGAAGCAGGATGTTCGCAACCTCATTGCGGAAGCCTTCCTGCTCAACAAGATCATGCTGCCGCCGCAACAGAAGACGGCATTCGAGACGCAGGCTAGGCTTGAGGAATACCGCAGGGCAATCCTGCCATTCACCGGCCCCATCGAGAGCGAGTATCATCTGCCGTTGCTGGATGTGGCGTTCCAGATGGCGGTCAGGAACAACGCCTTCAAGATCGATGAGATGCCGAAGGCGCTGAGTGATCGCGATGTGACGTTCACGTTCGAAGGCCCGCTCAACACGGCAGAGGGCAGACAGAACGTCCAGGCCTTCCAGGAATCGCTCCAGATGGTCGCGGCGGCCTCTCAGATCGACAAGACAGTTGCTACTTTGGTTGATTGGCAGAAGGCCACCAAGGACGCTGTGCGCGGCACGCAGGCTCCTGCTGACTGGTTCAATGATGAACAGACACAGCAGGATGCGACGGACCAGCAGAACACCATCGACGGGCTCACGCAGGCCGCTGCCGCGCTCAAGGGTGGCGCTGATGTGGGCAAGAGCGTTGCCGATGCTTCCGTGGCCCTTCAACAGGCCGGCATGATCCAGCCGCCAGCGGTGGCCGCGTGATGTTTTTGGGCAGGGTGGATATCCGCGCCACAGGAACGCTCGGCAGTCTTGACGGGCTGCTGCGTCAACTCTGGAAGGCTCCGAACAAGAGCAGTGACATCGCCTGCTTCATCCTGATCGGGGATGAGGCGGAGTGAAGCTTCTAGCTGCGGTGTTTGTGCTCATGGCTGTTCAACTGGCGGCCTGTGCGTCTCACCGCGATATGTCGCGTGAAACATCGATCGGCATCACGGAGCTTTTGAAACACGATCTGAAACACCCATAGGAGGCAACTATGGACCACTATACACCGGTAAATTTTACAATCATCCAACCATCGCCGCTTTCAGACTGGAAATGTGAAATAAGCAGCCCCAACGGTTTGGTGTTCCGTCCAGTGAGAGGCGCGGAGCCGAACGCATTCCATAGGCTGATGCAGCGCTTGTGTTTCGGCTTCAAATGGGTGCGCGCATGACCACGACACGTAGGTTATGCACCTATTTAGGCCTTGTAATGATTTGGTTTGGTCTGGGCGTCGCGGCAGTCGGTGCCGCGACATTCAATCAAGATCTAGCAAGGGCTATAGCCTACATGTCTGGTATGGCATCGGGCATTCTAGCATGTTTGCCGTTCATGTGGGACCGCCGGTAGGCGTAAATGGAAGCCCACGCTCCAGCACCATACGACAAAGACATCCTCATGGCGGTTCGCGCCGTGATTGCCGGCAAGGCCAATGAGGGCCAGCAGCAGACGGCAATGGACTGGATCATCAACCAGGCCAGCAACTACTACGACCTGAGCTATCGCAAGAATGACAGCCACGCCACGGCCTTTGCCGAGGGCAGGCGGTTCGTTGGTGCCCAGATCGTGAAAATGCTTCGGCCGGAAACCCTCAAGGCAGTTGAGGGCAAGCCGCCGAAACCAGTACGAGGCAAGAGGCAAGAGGCACCGAATGACTGAGGCAGCAGCGGTCGAGAAGGCCGCCGATACCACGACGACCGAGACTACAGCCGAAACCATCACGCAATCGACCGCAGCGGCCACCACAGAGGCGGCGAAGACTTCCGACGCAGGGAAGACCGCAGTTGAGAAAGCAGCGTCTGGCGAGGCTGAAAAGACCGAAGTCAAATCGCCGTGGGGCGACAACTGGCGCGAGGAAATGGCCGGCGGTGACGATGATGTCGCCAAGGCTATCTCTCGCTATGGCTCTCCGAAGGGTGTAGCTCGCGCTCTGCGGGAAGCTCAGGCAACCATCAGTGCGGGCCTGAAGCGCCCTGCCAAGCCCGACCCCAAAGACGAAAAGGCCATGGCCGAATGGCGCAAGGCCGAGGGCATCCCTGACGATCCGACCGGGTACAAGCTGCCCGAGGCGGTGCAGAAGCGCCTGACGGATGAGGACAAGCCGATCCTGTCCAGCTTCACCGAGTTCGCTCATGCCAAGGGCGCTCGGCCCGATGTCGTGGATATCGCCTCCGAATGGTATATCGAGATGGCCGAGGCGGCCCAGGCCAAACAAGTCGAAGAGGACAAGCTTGCCTCTGAAGAAGCTGAGGATACCCTCCGCAAGGAGTGGGCGCATGGCGAGTACAAGGCCAACACCACGATTGCCCGCCGCTTCATCGAGGGCATTCCTGGTGTAGGCGCGAAGTGGGCTGAGGCTCGCATCGACGGCAAGCGCCTTGGCGACATGCCTGAGTTCATTGCCTGGGCCGCCGACATGGGCCGCGAGAAGTTTGGTGATGTGGCTTTCACCTCGTCCGACAGCGAAGCCAAGCACACGGCGCGCAAGGCGGAAATCGAGAAGATCATCGGCACTGATGAATATTATGAGAAGGGTCTGGATAAGGAGTATGCCCAGATCCTTGAGCGCGAACTGAAGCGCCGCAAATAAAGAATTCCTGACATTCCGTCAGTGAACAAAGCTCGCTTCGGCGGGCCTTTTTATTGCCTGACTGGCTACCCCGGCAACGGCTCCAGCCCGGCGACCAACTGCCTATGACGTGAAGCTCCGACTAGCTGACCGGACACCCCTGCAAAGGCCCCGGAACGCCTTCGGCCACCCTGCACGGACAGCGGCTCCAAACCCCCCTCAACTCTTGAAAGGACTGAACCATGGCTATCGAAGCCGCAATGATTCAGTATCGCAAGGAGTTCGTCGGGGCTTTCGAGCAGCGCGTGAGCCTGCTCAAGGCCATGACGACCAAGGAATCGGTGATCAGTGGCAACCAGGCCACGTTCCTCGTTTCCGGCTCAGGCAGCGATACTGCCGTCACCCGTGGGACCAACGGCCAGATTCCGTATGGCAACCCCACCAATTCCCAGGTCACCGCGACGCTTGTTGAAAAGCACGCGCCGTATGAACTGACCGGGTTCAATATCTTCGCCTCGCAGGGCGACCAGAAGCGCGTCATGCAGAATGCGTCGATGGCGGTCATCAACCGCGACATCGATCTCACGCTGCTTGCCGAGCTGGCCAACGCTACCCAGGACTATCCGTCGACGGCGCAGACCGCCTCGCTGCAGATGGTCGCTGGCGCCCAGGCCATTCTGGGCAACGCGGACGTTCCCGTGGAAGACGAGAACAGCATGTTCGCGATCATCTCCCCGGCGTTCCGCGGCTATCTCATGCAGACGACCGAATTTGCTTCGGGCGACTACGTGGATGTCAAGGTGTTCGGCGGCCCGGCCCGCAAGATGTTCCGCTGGATGGGCATCAACTGGGCAGTGTCCAGCCGCATCACCGGCCTCGGCACCTCTTCGGAACTTTGCTACATGTTCCATCGCGACGCCATCGGCTATGCGGTGAATGTGGGCGAGGAGAAGATCGCCATCGGCTACGACGAGAAGCAGGACACGTCCTGGTCTCGCGCCACCGTCTTCCACGCTGCAAAAATCCTCCAGAACACGGGTATCGTGAAGATCACTCACGACGGCTCGGCGTTCGTTGCCACGTAACCAAGGTTGACTTGAGATGGCAGCCCACGCGGGACCAAGGAAAGCGGCGAAAGAAGCTGGCATGACCAGATACTTCACCGGCAATCCTTGCTCGCGTGGGCACATCGCCGAGCGGTTTGTTAGTACGAAAGCATGCGTTGTCTGCGCTTCTAAGCACAATGTTGACTGGTACGCATCGCACCCCGGAAAGAGAAGTGAGGTCCAGAGAAACTGGCACCAAAACAATCGCGAAAAGTCCCTCGAAAGGGGACGGGTGTACCGCCAGCAATACTATGCGCAGAACCAGGCAAAGGTCTTCTCTCTCAACAAAAGGCGTAAGGCTGACATCAAGCAGCGGACGCCAGCGTGGGCCGACCTACAGGCCATCGACGCAATCTACGAAGAAGCCAAGCGCAGGCGCCTAGCAGGAGAAGATGTCGTCGTAGACCACATCATCCCTTTGCGAGGAAGGAACGTCTGCGGCCTGCATGTGCATACAAATCTGCAGATCATTTGCAGGATTGCGAACGCTCGCAAGTCGAACAAACTCCTCGAAAGGACCCTCTAAAATGGCCTATACAGCAGACAACCTCGCTATGGTGGTCAATCCGGTGGGCGGTGGCGTCATTCCGCGCCTCTTCGTCTACCAGACGGCCTCCGATGCCGATGCCACGATCGTTGGCGCCGGCTACTTCTCGGACGGCGTGACCAAGGGCATGCGCGTCGGTGACATCGTTGATGTCATCGCCACGACCGGCCCGAAGTACAAGCGCTATCAGGTCGCATCGGTCTCCGGTGCGGCTGCTACGGTGGCGGCGCCGACCGCGATCACCTGATACGCAATGCTGCGGCTTCGGTCGCGGCGTTGCCTCCCGCTGCGGTCGTGGGGCGCTGGCAGATTGTCCGGCGCCCCGAACCGCTTCCAACACAAGAGGCAAGCATGAAGATTCCCGCACAGGCGGCGCTCAATAGCGCCGATTACACCCGCACGCTTCGGCGCATGGTCGTGCCGAATTCCATGACGATGGAGGATGTCTCTATCCCCGGCAATTGGGCCAATGTCTTCTCCAAGCTCACGGTGGATGACGAAGTTATCGTTGTTCCCGAGGACCGCACTTGGCGCCTGCATCTGCTGGTCGTCGAGAGGGGCACGGGCTGGGTGAAGACGGCGCTGCTGCACGCGATCGATCTGACCAAGGCCGTCTCGAAGCCCAAGGCGGAAGAGCCCGTCGAGATTCCCGATGTCCCGGCTGGCTACAAGGTCAACCACGCGCCTAAGACCGGCTGGCGGGTTCTGACCGAAGATCCAGCCATGGAAGTGAGCCGCAACCATAAGACGCGGCTTGAGGCGACGAATGCCGCCATCGAGCATTCCAAGAAGGCGGCCGGTCTCGCGGCATGAGCAACGTTCACTTCTTGGGCAACAAGCCGGTTGAGGTGGCGCAGCCGAACGATTGGCTGGTGCAGATGCTCGGAGACATGCTCGAAAAGGCGCGCAGCGGAGAGTTGCAGACGTTGCTTGGCGCCGGCCAGACTTCCGATGGCGGCATTATCACCATGTTCACGGCGACAGCGCAGCAGCACTTCTTCTATCTGCATTTGGGCGCGTTGGAGGCCCTGAAGCTGGAATTCGTCAGGCGGTACGAGAAGGAATAGCGGATGGCTTCTCGTCTTGGCATCTACAAGTCAGCACTACGCTATCTCGGTAATGCCGCCAGCATAGCCAGCCTGACGGAAGCAAGCGTTACCCGTCGCGCTCTCGATGATGCCTGGCAGGAAGCCGGCGAATACATGCTCGCCAAGGGCCTGTGGAACTTCGCCATTCGCACTTCGCAACTCAGCGAGGACGAGGATGTAGAGCCGCTATTCGGCTATCAGTATGCATTCTCCAAGCCCGAGGACTGGGTACGGACGGTAGCGATCAACACTGATCCGGCATTCGCCATCGGCTTTGAGGATTTCGCGGACGAGACGCAATACTGGTACGCCAACAACGACACGCTCTATGTCCGCTACGTCTCGAATGATGATGAATATGGCTGGAACATCGGGGCATGGAGACAGCCGTTCGCTGAAGCCTTTGCCGCCTATCTGGCGTTCCAGTGCTCTCTCCCGATCTCGTCGGACAAGGGCACCAGAACCGATCTCTTCAATCTCTCTAAGGCCCTGTTAACTGAAGCCAAGGCGCTAGACGCCGTGGATGAGCGCGTGGCCTATTCGCCGGCCGGTAGACTGGTGCGCTCTCGTCTTCGGCGCGGCTCGCTCACCGGCACGAGGCGCGGCCTCTAGATGCCGAAGCTCAACGTCTACCTTCAACATTTCGCTGTTGGGGTCCAGGACAAGAAGCATCTGCCGCGCGTCGACCTGGAGAGGATGCGGCTGGCTGCTGAAACGCAGACCAATCTGCTACCGCTCACCAGCGGGCCAGCGTTCATGCGCCCCGGTCTGGAATACCTCTCGACCACGGACAGCAATGATATCTGCCGCGTGAAGGAGTTCGTGTTCGGCGCCACCGATGCGGCGCTACTGGAATTCACAGACCAGCTTATGCGCGTGAGGGTGGATGATGTGCTTGTCACGCGTCCAGCCGTGACGGCTGTCGTCGGGACCGGGGATTTTTCATCCGATACCAATTGGACGAAATCTCCGACGACTGGCGCCACGGTGACCATCTCCGGCGGCTATCTCAACCTGACAGCTCTTGCTCGTGGCTCCAAGGCACTAGCTACGCAAGCCGTCACCGTAAACGAGATTGGCACCGAACACGCGCTTCGCATCGTCATCGAGCGGGGCCCTGTAACATTCCGCTGCGGCTCAACGTCCGGTGGCGATGAGTACATTAGCGAGACGGTTCTCAGGACAGGCACTCACTCTCTCGCGTTCACTCCGACCGGTTCATCGTTCTATCTACAGTTCTTTTCGACAGACGAAAACCTGAAGCGAGTCGATAGCTGCCAGATCGAAAGCGCTGGCACTATGACCTTGCCGACGCAGTGGCTTGAGGCTGACCTGTTTAAGATGCGGTTTGCGCAGTCAGCGGATGTCGTTTTCGTTGCATGTTCCGGGTATCGACCGCAGCGCATCGAGCGTCGGTCTACCCGGTCGTGGTCTGTCGTTAGATACCAGCCTGCTAATGGGCCTTTCACGCTCGGAACGACCCGTGATGTCAAGCTCACCCCAAGCGTCGCCGAAGGGAATGGGACGCTTACTGCTTCGGCACCTTTTTTCAATTCGGGCCACGTAGGTACATTATTCGCCTTATTCCACGAGGGTTTTTCGTGCTCAACGCAGTTAGCTTCAGGCGGCCAATACACTGACCCGTTCAGAGTGACCGGCGTCACGAATGGCGATTACAATGATAGGAACTGGTTCTATTCGGTGACCGGAACGTGGTCGGGAACGCTCCGCTGGCAACGGTCGTTTGATGGCGAGGATAGAGGCTTCAAGGATTTTCGCAAAGCCAATGCCACCAGCGCGTCGGATATCACCGCAAATGTCGGCAGCACGCAAAATCTCGATGTCGATGACAATGCGGTCATTTGGTACAAGCTAGGCTTCAAGGATGGCGAATATACATCTGGTGTTGCTACGGTAAATATCAGCTATGACGGCGGTGGCGGAACAGGGATTTGCCGGGTTACGGCATTCAACAGCGACACGTCCGTCGATATTGAGATTCTGTCTCCGTTCCACGATACCGTCGCTACCGATGACTGGCGCGAATGCGAGTGGTCTGCCAACCAGATCTGGCCATCTGCGGTCACGTTTGCGGAGGGCCGCTTGTGGTGGTCTGGTTCTGATCGCCTGTGGGGTTCGGTCTCTGACGGCTTCGAAGACTTTGACGATACCACTGAAGGCGATAGCGGCCCCATCTCGCGATCGATCGCAACAGGCGGCGTCAACGACACGCAATGGCTCCTTGCTCTCCAGCGGCTTCTTGTGGGCACGGAAGGCGCGGTTTCAACGGTCAAGTCATCATCGTTCGATGAGCCACTGACACCAACAAACCTTTCGATCAAGGACAGCTCGTCCACGGGCGCGTCTTCAGTCGATCCGGCCCGCGTTGACACCAGGGGCATCTTTGTTGACCGCTCGGCAAGAGCGCTATTTGAGCTCTCCTTTGACGGGACGAGCTCCGACTATAACGCCACACAGGTCAGCAAGCTCGCGACAGACCTGTTCACTTCCGGCATCAAGACGCTTGCCGTGCAGCGCCGGCCCGATACTCGCATCTGGGTCATCAACAACGACGGCTCCTGCGTGTGCATTGTCTATGAGCCATTGGAACAGGTTCTGGCCTTCATCCCGGTTGAGACGGATGGAGAGTTGGAAAGCGTAGCAGTATTGCCGGCGGATGCGCAGGACCGGGTTTATTTCGTAGCCAACCGCACCATCAACGGCTCAGCGGTTCGCTATATCGAGAAGATGGCACTCGATACGGAGGTCAAACCGACGATGCTGTGCAAGGTGATGGATGCCTTTGCCTCCGGCACCAATTCCCCGGCCTCCACCACAATCCATGTCGGCACGCATCTTCAGGGCGAGAGCGTGGTGGTGTGGGCCGATGGCGCGCCGCTGGTGACACTTGGGACCGACGGCTACACGACGCCGAACACGTACACTGTTGATGGCAGCGGCAACATCACGGTTGGCTCTGCGGTGACGAATTGGGTTGCGGGCCTTCCTTACACCGCTCGCTACAAGTCAGCCAAGCTGGCCTATGGGGCCGCTGGTGGCACGGCCATGCTTCAGATGAAGAAGGTCGATCAGGTTGGCGTCATCATGACAGACTTCGTGAGGGCTGGTGTTCGCTATGGCTCGGAATTCGATAATAGCGAAAGGCCGCTGTATCCGCTCCCGGTGCTGAAGGATTTGACCACGGCGCCAGCCATCGTTCTCAGCGATGTGAACGATGAAGAAGCATGGACCTTCCCAGGCGAATGGGACACTGACAGCCGCGTTTGTCTGGAGGTTGCTAGCCCTAATACGGCGACCTTCATCTCTATGGTTTTCGGCATCACGAACAACGGCTGATGCTTACGATCCATCCTGCCGATCCCCACAAGGTGGCGGTGGCTCTTAATGTCGTGATCGATTGGCCAGCCGTTGCGTTCGTCGGGATAGATGACGGCGAGTTGGTCGGGACTGGCGGCATAGCCTGGGGTGCAGATCGGTGCTGGCTTTGGCTTCAGGTTCTCCAGCCTAGGCCTTGGTACGCGAAGCCCTTGGTGCTCGCGGCCAGGAAGATGCTGCGCAAGGCTGTCCAGTTGGGTGAAACCGAGGTTTATACGGTGCGGGATGCCCAATACGAGTCATCCGCAAAACTCCTGAAATTGGTCGGGTTTGAGCTGTCCGAAATCAAAGACGGGCAAGAGGTCCATATATGGCGTTCCTCCCAATAATCGGCGGGCTGTTCGGCGGTGCGGCCGGCGGCACCGGCTCTGCGCTTGGTGCGATCGGCAGTGTTGTTTCTGGCGTCGGCACGATTGCGGCCGGCGTCGCCCAGAACAATGCTGCCAAATTCGAAGCGGCCCAGATGGAGCAGAAGGCCAAGGAGGAGGTTGCCGCATCTCAACGCGACGCCATGCAGAAGCGCAGAGAGGGCGCGATCCTCAATTCCCGTGCCCAGGCTCTTGCTGCCGCTTCTGGTGGCGGCGCTGGTACGGATGCGCCGACCATCGTCAAGCTGATGGGGCAGACGGCGGGCGAGGCTGACTACAACGCCCAGACAGCCATGTATGGCGGCTATTCCCGTGCGGCAGGGTTGAGGGACAGCGCCAAGGCTCGCCGCGCTTCTGGCAAGGCATCTCTTCTGGGCTCGGTCATCGGCGGTTTCGGCGACATGGCCGGCGGCCTCAGCAAGTCGGGAGTGTTCGGCTAAGAAAGAACCGGTCGCCAGGCATCGGCTGAGGAAACGCTGAAGTGTCGAGAAAACCGACAGTGAAGGCAGAAACCGGCTTGCCATCAACTGTAATGATCGATTTGGGGCCCGGGTGTTCTTCGATGCCTATGCGGCTCCGGTCGATGCCAGCATTGAGCAGATTGGCAAGCTCGGTTTCGATTGCCTGCCGATGGGACGCAGCGGCATCGTTGGCGATTTTAGCGACGGTCTTTTGCATGGCGGGCAATTTATCATGAACGCAATCGAAATGGTAGGAGGCTAACATCGCCCGACTGCCAACTGCTCTAGACCTTAGCGGCCCCGAGAATCTTCGCTCAGGCCGCGCTATCGCGACCATCGATACGAGCGGCATTGGCCGAGGGCTGGAAAGCCTTGGGGCTAATCTCCAGCAGATTGGCGCCGAGCGCCAGCAGCAGGAAAATACGGTCGATATCGCCCGAGCTGAGGCGGAGAAGACCAAGGGTCTGCTTGAAGTCCAGGATCAGTTCAAGAACGACCCCGACTATTCGACCTACAACAAGCGCGCCACGGCAGCGACGAATGACGTGGTGTCCAAGGCGGCAAACCTCATCCGCGATCCGCAGATGCGCGCGCGGTGGTCGATTGGTGCTGGTACAGACGCTTTCCGCGTCACCAACGGCATTAATGATCACGGCGTTACGGTACAGCGCGAGGCCGAGACTGTCGCCTTCGACAACGCGCTTGAGACCAATCGCCGGCTCTATGTCGATCCGAACACGCCTCCAGATGTGAGGGCGAAGGCCAAGGCGGATATCGCGGGGGCAATCGAGCAAGGCCAGAAATCCGGCCTTCTTGATCCGAGCCAGGCCGAAGCCCGTCGCAAGCAGTATATCGAGGATGCCGAGTTCTCCCGTGGAAAGCTGGCGGTTGACCAAGATCCTTCGATCATCTCAAAGCCGAAGGGACCGATTGCTGGGATCGTCGCCGCTGCCGCCACAAGGCATGGCGTCCCGCCCGGCATTGCTCTAGGGATCGCTCAGATCGAAAGCGGACTGAACCCCAATGCCAAGGCGGGCACGTCATCCGCTGGTGGCCTGTTCCAGTTCGTTGATGGTACGGCGGCGCAATATCATCTGCGCAACAAGTTTGATGCTGAGGCTAATGCTGATGCCGGGGCTCGGCTCACGGCAGATAACATCGCCGGCCTGAAGCGTGATCTTGGCCGCGACCCGACGCCGGGCGAAGTCTATCTGGCTCATTTCGGTGGGTATGGCGTTGGCGAGAAGATTGCCAAGGCTGCGCCAAACACACCGACGAGCGAAATCTTCAGCCCGCAGGCAATCGCCGCCAATCGCTCTATCCTTGCTGGGAAGACCGCTGGCGAGGTGAAGGACTGGGCAGACGCCAAGATGGCGAAAGCCATGCACGATGCCGGCGCTGGGGAAAATCCCGACTGGTACAAGGCTCTTTCTCCCGAGCAGCGCTACGTCATCGACAATGAGGTAGACACTCGCAACAACCAGATTGCCGCGCAGACCCGTGCGGACATCGAGGTCGCAACCACCAACGCGCCGTCTGCCATCCTGAACACGGGGCGATATACCGGCACCATCCCGACGCAGCAGCAGTTCTATGATGCCTACGGCCCGCAGGAGGGCGCAACACGCTACGATGCGTTCGTAGCCTCTATGCAGACCAATAAACAGGCCTATGACATGCGCACCATGTCGGCGGCCGATATCCAGCAGATGGTCAACGAGGCAAAGCCGACATCATCCGGTGACAACGCAGCGCTCGAATCGGCGCGCTACAAGACGCTTCAGGATGCGCAGGAGACCATCATCAAGGCCCGAGAGGCTGATCCGGCCTCTTACATTCGCCAAGCCTTCCCTGACGTCAACCAGAAGTGGAACGACGCCCAAGCGCAAGGCAACTATCAAGCACCGGTTGCAGCATCCATCACGGCACAGCAGCAGCTAGGCATCAAGAACGTCATGCCGCTGCCAAAGCAGATCGCCCAGACGGCGGTAGACACCTTTAAGGACGAATCCCAGCCGCAGGCCAACCGCATCGGCGCAGTGGCCTCAATCATCATGGCGACGCCCGACCCGAACCAGCGCAACATGCTATTCAACCAGATGGTGCAGCAGGGGTTGCCCGATGTAACCCAAGGCGCTTTTGAGGCGCTTTCGCGTGGCGACACAGCGGCGGCGCAGCGCCTATTCCAGGCGGCTATGATCAACCCAAAGGATCTGGCCGGCAATATCCCCGGAAACGTCAAGACCAGCGACATCGATCAGGCGGTGCAAGCCTCTATCATGGATCAAGGCCAGGTAGGCGACATCTACTACGGGTTGTCATCCGGCACGGCAGAGAACTACATCCGCGCGCAGCGGGATTCGAAGCTCATCAACAATGCCGTCAACATCCGCCTCCGCAATGGTGAGACGATGGACCAGGCTATCGCTGGTGTGTCGAAAGATCTGTATGGCGATGTTCAGGTTGTGAACCAAGGGCATATGCAGATCCTCGTCCCGACAAGCCAGGACAGAGGCGCGGTCATCACCGAACTGTCGGCCAAGATGCCGGAGGTTGAGGCGGCACTGAGGAAATCGATCGCTCTGCCTCCCGGTGCGAATGCGTCGGACGGCTCAAAGGCCATTGTAGAAGCGGCCACGGCAAACCACATCCCGAACGTCCTCGCCAATGGCTTCTTCCGCAACTCGGGCGATGGGTATGTGTTCATTGATCCGTACACCGATAGCGCGGTCGCTGATGAGAGTGGGGCGCCAATCATTTTCAAGATCACAGGCAATCTCCCGCCAGCACAGAGCGGCCCGCTGATCGACCTCGGCACGACAGGTGAGGACAGGCAGCAGCTCAACCAGATGCGTAGGACGATGGGCCAGTGAGCGGCGTCTACTCCATGAGTGGGCCCACCTACAGCCCGCTCTCCAGTCTCGATCTGCTGGACTCCGCATTGAGCCAACCGCTCAGCCTGACATCGACGCTGTATGAGGAAGGCAAGGGCGGCGCGCTGGAAAGCTTCGGCCTCGGTACGGTGTTGAGGCAGAATGAATTGCCGTTGCCAGCTCCGAGCGAACAGGCGCCCTATGGGTTCGATCCCGAAGGCCTTCCGGTACCTCCCGGCATAAGCCCGCAGGACTATCTTCAGGGTACTTGGATCACGCCCGACATGATCGCCAAGAAGCGCCAGGAAATGGGCGCTCTGACGGAGGATCAGTACAAGCAGTCGCCGTCCTACAGAAAGGACATCCCCTACGATCCCGGCATGACGGAGACGCGGGCGGCGGCTCTGGCTGCGATGGACGATGCGCGCAAGGTGCGTGAGTTCTATGCTCAGAAACGGCCTCTGGCGGCTTTCCTTGGCAGCATGGCGGGCCAGGCACTAGACCCGATCAACTATATCCCGGTTGCTGGTCCTGCGGTGAAGGGCGCTGCTATCGCTCGCTTCGGCAGGATCGGCGGCGAGGCGCTGACGGCTGGCCTGGATGCGGCGGCAAATACAGCCGTGTTCGGTGTAGGCACGGCGAATGTCCGCGCACAGTTCGGGGATGATGTTTCGTGGCAGGCGTTGATTTCGCAGATTGCCACGGCGGGCCTGATCGGCTCTGCATTCGGCACCGTAGCGGGCGCTATCGGCCGCAGGATGGATGCGCGGGTTGCCGAGGCAGAACAGCGCCTCGCGACACTCCAGACCACGCAGGAGGCTCGTATAGCCCTGAATGAGGGCATCGATGCGATAGTCAGGGGCGAGGATGTCAATCTGTCGCCGAACGCGACGGACCCGCTCCAGCGCATCGCTAATGACATTGAGACGCCGCGCCTGCCGCCGATGGCGGAGCCGCCAGTGCCGGAAGGCATGGTGCGCGTCTACCATAGCGGCTCAGTGGGTGAGGGACAGACGGGCCGTTGGGTTAGCACGGACAGGAGATACGCGGCGGATTATCGCCCCGATCTTCCGCTACACTATCTCGATCTGCCAGCCAACGATCCCCGCCTGAACAATGCCGACATCCCCGACCAAGGCGTTAAGCAAGGGTTCGCCTTCAACTTCGAAACGACCCCGAAAGAGGCTGCCCAGCTTAAGGAAATCACGCGCCAACAGGCACCGTCTGATCTGACGACGGAACCGCTTCCGGGGAAGACTGAGGCGCCGCAATCAAGCCAACCCATCGCGGGCGCTTCTTCGCTGAACCGCACGGCTTCCTGGGTAATCAGAGACAAAGAAACGAAGGCTCCCATCATGGAGACCTTCAACCCCGAACTTATCGGCAAGCTGAACACCGACAAGTATGAAGCGGTGCCGATCGGCCAGTATCTCGGAGAGATCAACGGGCGGCCCAAGCCGGCGGTCGATACAGCCAAGGCAGCGCCAGAACCAAAGCCAGAAGGCATTTCCAAAGCCGAGACCAGCATCGCCAAGCCGGAGGATGCGAAAGCTCTCGCGGCTCAGTACGGCATCGATGCCAACACTGGAGCCTTCAAGGAAGAAGCCGATCTCGCGCAGCTTGCGGATGAGGGCAGGCTGACAGAGCAGGACGTGGCGACCATGGCTCAGGCGCATTTGGATTACGAGGTGGCCGATGCCTACGCCGAAGCGATCAAGTCTGTTGCGGGGTGCCTGATTTGAAAATCCGCTTCAAGATCGGCGATGCCTGCTTCGGTGCGGCGAATGCTGCCTCTGGTGGCAAGCTCAACCGCGAGGAAATCGAGGCCGCTTATCAGCGCATGGCCGAATACAAGCAGACGCTACAGGCCAGCGGCAACATCGACGGGATGGCTGACAAGCTACGTTCGTTTGCAGAGAAGGAAGCGGAGCGCACCAAGATAGCGGCGGCCATGCAACGCCGTCACGCGGCTTTGAATATCCTGGTCCGGGATCGGCTCGACCAGACTGTAACGGGCTTCATCAACGCTGGCATGTCGCCGCGCAAGGCGCTCCTTGCTGTCCTCGAAGGGACACAGAGAGGAATCGAAGGCGGGCGCAATTCGGTCGGCGCGCTGAACCTCGCTTATGAGGCACGCTATATCGGCGGACTGTTCGGGGAGTTGCAGGCAAAGTCGCCACATCTCATCCATACCCTGCGTGATCCGCAGCTCGACACAGATATCATGCGCGAGATGGCTGAGTTGAAAGAGGGCGGCAAGCCGGGCATCACCGGGAACAAGGATGCCGAACTAGTCGCAAAAACCTTCGCCACATATGCCGAGATGAGCCGTACCGATCTGAACAAGCTCGGGGCATCCATTGGCAAACTGGATGGCTGGGCCGGCGCCCAGACGCATGACGATATCAGGATGCTCCAAGCGGGCAAGGAAGCGTGGATTGCCTCTATCCTGCCCAAGCTGGATCTCGCTCGCACGTTCCCTGATGCTGGTTCGGCCAAGGACATCGAGGAGGCATTGTCGGGGGTCTACGATACGCTTGTCACCGGCTTTCCGAACAAGCCAACGCCGAAGGAAATCGGCCAGCGCGTCAATCCCGCCAATCTGGCGAAGTCGCTCGGCAAGTCACGCGTCCTGCATTTCAAGGATGCCGAAGCGGCAATGGCCTATCGTAATGAGTTCGGATACGGCACCACAGCCTCGGGTATCGTCGCGCATCTGCGTTCTGCAGCCAAGGCAGCAGCCAACATGGAGGCGCTCGGGCCTAACCCGGAGATCATGTTCGGTTCACTGGTTGACGGGCTGAAGCGTTCGATCAAGGAAGACCCGAAGCTTTCGCCCGCTGAAAAGACCAAGCGTATGAAGGGCCTGACGACGGACGCCGGCCAGCTTCGCCATGCGCTGGATATCTCAACGGGTCTGATTTCTCGTCCGGTCGATGTGAATGCCGCCAAGATCGGTACGGACATCCGCGCCGTTCAGTCATTTGCTAAGCTTGGTGCTGCAATCTGGGCCTCGATGTCGGATACCGTCACAGCCGGGCTGGCCTCGCAGTTTCGCGGCTCCGGCTTCTTCCGGGGCTTTGTCGCGCAGATCGACGGCATCATGCATGGGCGACCCAAGGGCGAGCAGGCTGAGATTTCGTATCTTCTC